ACTCAGTAGATAACCCATAGTATTGAGCAAAGGAGATGCCAGGAAGCAAAAGGATAAATAAAAGAATAAACCAAATTTTTTTAAACATTATTATTCTTTATCCTGTAGGACTCAATCGTCCCGATACAAATTATTATTAGTAAGCCAGTCATTGCAAGTTTATCAGCGTAATATCCAGAACAATGCACTACTATTGCCAGCAACATTGCCTTGTATTCTATAGGACAAACAACTGTAAAAAGCTCAACTAAAAAGAAAACAACAATCAAGAGGCCAACGATACCTAACTCACAGTAACACTCTAAAAAGGAATTATGTGGATGGGTGATTAATATCCCCCCACGCTCGTCTTTACCTTCTAAAAACTCATATTCTCTATAGCTGCGAAGACCTGTCCCGATCAAACGATCAAGGCCTGTTCTGCGCCTGTCTTTTTCTTTTACGTAAATTTGTTCTTCCTCTAGGCCAGCGGTAAATTTATAAAAATGAACCTTCTGTCTAAAGATTTTTGAAGCTTTTTTATATTTATAAGACTCTGTCCAGACTTCATTCCTGAACGGAAACTCCCGGAACGTTTTTGGTAAAAAGAAATATGCGCCTACAAGGCTAAGGGCACAAAGGATAAGCAATGCTAAATAATGTTTTTTGTAAATAAAGACCAGCACAACGCCACTGTATGCCGCTACGATTGCTGTCGTTGACTTAGTATATAAACACCCCAGCAACAATGGCATCGTCCCGAGAATGGCAAATTTAAAATCGTCAGTGATTGTTAAAACCAACGGAATCGCAAAGGCTAAATAAGCGCCACCAATCCATGCTTTTTCAACCTGCGAACCCATTCTGAACTCTTTTATTATCCAAAAATATAAGACTAAATACGATGAAATAAAAACAACAACCTTTAATAAATCCGTGTTCATTTCCTGAACAAGACTTATTAAGAACACACACACACACAGCGATACAAGCCCAAGTAGCACATTCATTCTAAAGTTAAGATGGTCTAAGTAAATCGCAGTGCCTAAACAATGAATCAAGAATAATTTAATCCAGACATTCTTTTGACAAAGAGCGAATAAGAACATCCCGCCAGAAACCAACAGCCAAAGCTGAGGGATTCTGGCAAAGAAGTTTTTGTACCCACTCAATTTAAACAGTGGTAGCCCGATTATTAATAAACTAAAAAATATTTGTTTAGCTCTGCGCTCCATCTACATCGTTGCCCCGCTGGCCTCAAGATCAAATGCTGTGTCGGAAGGTACTCCGTACCCAGTTCCTGAATCTCCCGTTGCCCCTGAGCTAATCTTTCTAACGCCACTTGGGGCGAACCATTCCCAGTAAGTAACCAATTTTGATCCTTCTGGATCATATTGTTGATGGCGTAAAAAACCAGGACACTTTAACCCAGTAACCCAATTTCCTGTTTCTGTTGTCATAACACAGTCACTACCCCCACCCCATACTTGGTGATAGTATGACCCGTAATCATCTCCATCGTGTCCTACGTCTGTCCCTCGATGTAAATTCCCAGCGTAAGCAACAGAAACTACAAGTAAACTCATCAATAAAAAAGAAAGGATTTTTTTCATAGTTATACCTCCTTTTTCATTAATGTCATGTTAGTACTCATATATTTTTTATTACCATACTTCTTTTTCTCTTCCAAGTTTGCATCTGTCCAGCCTAAGCCTGACATTCTTTTCTTGTTTGAGTCTACTATCTCTCTAAACTTAAACTTTTTCAATTCTTTCTTTGTAATTTTCTCCTGGAAAGAATTTTTACTCATAGCCATGGTAACCTCCTTGGCGTGGGGAGGTGAAACCATCCCCCACGCCACGTGTAATTATTTATACTCCAGGAACTCCGTAGATTCCCTGCCATTTTGTAGGTCCAAAAACATATCTTTCCCACGCCTTATACTTCAAGTTCCCTGTATCAAAATCAATCGAATGCGCTGTTTTAAAAGCCCACCACTCTTTATATTTTAACCCATGATCTCTGTTGTCGGCAGGCAAGAAGAAATAAGCGTCTTCGTCTGTGAGCCATTTCTTTTTTAATATTTGCATCCCTGAATATTCAGGCATCATCTTGAAGGCATTATCTGCCCTGTTTGCTGTGTCTGAACGTCCATAGGATTTGAATATTTCAGACGCCAGGAATGCCATCTGTGGGTTTGATACCACGAGTCTATCAGCAGAAATATCAGTCGGAATACCTCTGTCGTCTTCTGTGGCATCTAAATCATTCATACACAATACTGCCGAAGTTACCGATAAGTCGGCTGCTGTTGACAAAGTGTTTTTGCCTGTTGCTCCCGTTGGATATTGAAGATGGGCAGTTGAACACAAAGCCACTCCATCGGCTGAAGTTTCTGAAGAGAAAGCATTATTGAAAGGCACAGCGGCAAGTCTTTCTTTTGTCGCTTTCAATGATTTTGTCAATGCTCTTGCTGAGTCTGAAATTGCCATAAATTTATTATCAGTTACGGCCTCTTCTGTAACAATAAACATCAACGACCTAACCTTTGGTATATATTTCTTGCTGCCAGCTTCATACATTGAGTCTTGCTGCGAAGCTGCACCCTCTTTTTTCTCAGGAGCGTACCCAAGCCCAGTAACAATTAAATCATTCACGAATGATTGACCGCTAATGCCAATTTGCTTGTTGTATAACTCCATCATTTCCAATGGAATACCATATTCATCCCATACTACTAGCTCTAAATTCGCGAGAACACCTTCGTACAACGAGTTTAACGCCGAACGCTCTGTAGCCATGTTTTATTACCTCCTTTTCTTTTATCTATTTATTTAAACACCCTTTGGATATCCATCAGTATCAACGTAATTAAGCTGAGTGAAAGCAAACATAACTAAAAGTTTTGCATGCGCTCCCCAAGCATTGTCAGGGTCCTGTGGACAGCCATTTGCTAACGATATAATCCTTAGGCACTTACTTGTGCCTGGAGTTGCTGTTGTGCCTACGCTTGAAATATCTAACTCAAACGCAGATTGCTTCCCGTTCGGTGTTTCTGTAATTATAAGATCAGCAACATTACCTTGATGTGTAAGTGCTGAGGTTGTACCCTCGCCGTCTTCCTGTATAATATACATCTGGTACGGATGCCAATTAACCGCAATATATCCGGCAGTGCCAGTTAAATGATATCCAGCAGCGACACCAAAGGGAATCTGTGTGATTGCTGAGAAAAGGTTTATCCCTCCGTCTGATTCTTTTATTACAGGATCGCCCCTTCTTATAGTACTTGCCGAAGAATCACAATACAGGTCAATTGTTGGAACGATTATTGCTGGATATGGTTCTAATCCAAAAGCTTGATCTTTATTAGACATTATTTTGTTACCTCCTTCTTTTATTTAATTGTTTCAGCCATCACAAACATTGATTTTAGTGGTTGACCTTTCATGCTGTCGTTGCCGTTGACTACTGCCCTAACAGTCCCGCCACTATCCTTGTAAATTTTTTTCACTATTTCTTCCTGGAACTCTTCCTCGTCAATAATACCTTTCATACCTTTCCTTATCCTGCTCAGGTTACGCTTTATTGCCATATCTTCAGGCATATACGCTATGTCAAGATCACCCACAGGTTTGTTCTCTACGCTGTCAAGTGAAAACCACGCCCCCATCCTGCCCTCTTTCATTCTCCATGATTTATTAATATATCTAAATCTATAGCCAGGATATTTTTTGCGTAAAGCATGAATGTCCAGGGCGTCACCTGACTGCATTCTTTCAAAATTCTCAACCATGTCCGTAGGATAAAGCAGTTTAGCGTCTTCTACCTTCACCTTCGGAGTCTCTTCTTTTTTTGTTGGTTCTTCAACTGTTAGTTTTAAATCAATCTCGTCCTTTTTCATTATCTCCTCCCTTGTCTGATGTCTTTAAGCTTTGCAGCAACTCTTTTGTGGTCATTTCCAAAAGCATTAGCAATGTCAACTTCCTGTTTTGTGAGCGTTACGTTATCTTCTTGTGCTGCCTGTCCTGGAGCTGTCCGCCCAACAGAATGCTGCGCTAAAGAATCTCTTCTTGTCTCAGGAGTAGCGACAATGTTATTTCCACCAGCAAACAGCGTAGGATTTTTCGCCTTAGCCAACACAAAGGCATCTTCTACAGTACTCGCCCCAACCCTGCCATCTGCTTGCATCCTTCTATACTCAGCTAAATATGCTTGGTTCTGAACACTGCCTTCAACATCAAGGTCAGGGAACTGAGTGATAATCTTTTTAATGTTAATTTCTCTTTTCACTCTGTTGTAAACTCTGTCCTCGGTTGTTCTATTGTCTTGGTCAACCTTTCTTCTATAAGCCTCGATCCTTGCAGTTCTAAGTTTCGATGCCTGTATCCTTCCTTCTGCCGATTTCTCCGCTATTTCATTTAAATCAGTTTCAGTTAATCTTAATAGTTCAGCATCTTGACCAGCATCAACCTGAACTGTCTCTGGTTTGTTTAGTTGAGACAAAGAACCTTGTTGCGCAGGAGGTTGAAACTTAGTGAAAAGAGCCTCCTGCATTTTAATCTTTTCTTCTAAAATCTGATTTTTCCTGTCTGATTCAACCCATTTATTCTTGTAATCTCTATCTTTTGGATCATCATTAATTACGCCCCCATGATCACCTTGGGTCGCTATATTATTACTATCTTTCTCCTGTGAGGACGGAACTACCACAGGGGGGAGATTTTGCCCCTCTAAGTTTACGTCCTGGTTTAATTCTTCCATGAATCCTCCCGTTTGTGCCAAAAAAAAAGACGAGTATCATGCAAAGGTATGCGGCCCCGCATGGCTCGTCTTTTTACTTTTTTTGGCGTTGGTTAATAAAACTACTTTATTGTTTCTCTGTTGTTTAGTTCCCCTATCCTCGCTTTTGCATTTTTTATTATCTCTTGAGGTAAAAAAAGGATTCTTTCCATTCCCTCAATATATCCTTCTCGCTTTAGGTATATTTCAAATGTTTTACAACCCCTTAAATTATCATTACCACCAAGGACTGCTTTTGCTTCCTTAACTAAGACTTTAAAATCTTCCGATTCTATCAGCCTTGCATACGAATCAATCATGTTTTGGTAAAACTCTACTGTTTCTTCTTCCATTTATCCCCCTGGAGTAACCCCTGTATTAAAAGTCCTATTTTATTTTTGCTAAGAATATGTGTCGTCATTGGCATTACCCCCATGCCCGATTTAGTTGGAGATAAAGATAATAACGCATTATCCTTAGAGATTGTCTGTCCTTCCGTCCTAGGAACAATAGCGAACTCTTTCACTTTAATAAAACATGATTTGCTTTTTGCTCTTCCTATTAGATAAAGATTAAACTCATTTTGTCCGCTCTCAGTCTCAAAATTTTTTCTTTCTTCCACTATTTTTAAATCAAATATTTCAAAATCTTCAAATTCCATCTATCCCCCTGTTTGTGGCATCATCCCTTGAGGCTGTCCGCCTGGCGGCTGCATAGGTTGGGCTTTTGGCCTTTGTATGTTTGGTTGTGGAGGCGCTCCCTGCCCCTGCTCTGTTTGTTGCTGCATCAGTTGCATTGCTAATTCCTGTTGCTGTATCGCCATTGTGTGTGCTTGCTCATGGGCGCTCAATAAGTATATATACTCAGGAGGAAAACTGCCCATCTTCATATCGTCTGTTTTAAATGCTTCAATCTCTGCCTGATGAACTTTGTGATTATCTAATTGATTCACTTCCATCTGTTCACCCTGTATCATGTGCGCAAGCTCTTCCTGTTGTGATATTAACGGATTAGCCATTGGTTTAGTTATCAACTTCTGGTAATCTTTAATATCGTAAGACTCGAATACCTTTTTAAGCATTTCGTATATGTTCATATTTTGAACAAGTCCCGATTGGATCAAAAATGGATTTAACATTTGTTGAAACAATAAAATCCAAACTTCACGCATATAGACCTTATTCAAATTATCCAAGCTTGTGCCTAACTCAAAATCAGGCATATTCTTTAAATCTTCCCTTGTTATGGTAGGAAAGTGAAAATCTCCATTCTCACCCATAACCCTAAACATCTGCTTAGCAGGGCCATAATCTCTTGCTAATTGATATATCTTTTTAAGGTGAGCCTTAAGTCCTCGATTCCCCCTGATAAGACTTTGTTTTATCCTTATGTTAGCCTCAGCGATAAGCTTAAGAGTTGACCCCACAGGCGTTCTTGAGTGTTGCTCCTTGCCCCTCATGGCATCGTTTGTCCCTACTGCATCCTGCCCTTGACTCATTAATAAACTAACGTCTGTCAAATTCCAATTATGGTTTGAAGGGTTTGAGTAAAATTTAATATCGTTCACATCGTCCAGCGGAATCAATGCTCCAGCTTTAAGTTTAATATCTTTCCTCTCAAGAGTATTATTAAAGTTAGATTGATTCCTAATCCCTCCGAAGGGAGTATTCGACAAAGTATTATTGTTGATAAACTGATTATGTAGTACGTCAATTTCTTTCGCTACCTGGTGTATAATCTCAGGAATACCATAAGCGTATATAGTTCCCTCTCTAACAGAATAGTTAATAATGTCTATCGGCCTCGTGCCACTTCTAAATATTTGATTAAGCCATTTAACTCTTGCAGTTTTTTTATAATCAGGAAAATACGTCATGACAATATCTTCCGCTATTCCATCATTGTTAATGTCATATCTTTTGTAATACTCATAATATCGAATATTTTTAGACTTGTCTGTCTCTAACGTCTCGCTAATACCTGCCGTTTGCTGTGTTTCACGTTTAGCTGGCTTTCCGTTTTCGTCATTCCCTTTAGTCTTTACCTCTTTAAATAGCTCAACGTCATCTGTTGTTAATAAATCAAAGACACCATCTCTTTGTTTTGAGAAAATATCTGAGTAATTTGTTTCAAATTCAAGTATATGGTATTCACATTCCTGTAGATCATCGTTGCTTTTTACTGTAGATGGAAACCAGACATTATCAAGTGATAGTTGTTGAAACCTCACCCCATCATAATCAATGTTGCTTTCTTCAACTTCAACTTCAATTTTACCTTCCGCTTCACGTGGGTAAAAGTCCATGATTGCTTCGTCTTCAACTTCATCTTTTATACTTGCGATAGGGGTTGATCTTAAGTATTTAACTTTATATATAAATTCTCCAACTGAAGAAATAGCATTCTCAGGGACTAAATCATTCCCATAAATATCTGTAATTATCTGCTGGCATTTGATATCAAAACCAATCTCATCAATAAACGCTTCTTGCTCTATCTTCTCGAACGTTCTTTTGTGCATAATTCTTTTAACTGTTCTGTCGTAATAAGAATATAATATTGACATTCCTAGTCTTGTAGTAGTGGAAACGATTCTATCTAAAGTCTCATCAAACCCTCTGATATAATTTCTGAGATACCAGTTAAACCAAGCTTCTTTTTTCTTGGTCATCTCAATATCCTCTTCACCTGTAGGCTTAAACACAGCTATATCATTTTCAGATAAGGCTTGATATATCCTGGTAGATACAGTTTCGCACTCTGTATAAGTATAAGGCAAAGAAATATTTGACTCCCAGGACTCTTTAGGGAGTTCTTTTTGAAGCTTACCGTCTATCTGTTTTAGCCACTTAGCTTGATTGGCTCTGTACACATTAGTCTCTTGCGTGTTGCTTCGAGATTTATCCTCAATCAAGAACATTTCAAGCTCGGCAAGCTGTTCTTTAGATATTTTTGTCTTTTTTTTCTTTTTTATGTTTACTGGCATTTTGTTTTATTTCAATTAAGATTTCAGGTGTTATTAACAATTGATTAGCGAAAGAAATTGTCCTGCGGGCACTCCTCCGCTCTAAAATATATGTACTGTAATATTCATTTTTAAAACTTGCCATTTTTTATCCTAGGCCGCTGCCGAATGTATCTCTGTGGGAAACAGCACTCTGTAATAAAGTCTCAAAGACCATTCAAAATCTCCAAGCCCATCAGCTTTTACAACCTGGTTTATTTTATGTTTATTATGGTTATTAAGCATTATTTCTTTTGCATTTTGTTCGTCATGTTCACCAACGATAAGGACACTATACTCATAGCCAGCACTCCAATGTTTGGGATGTTCTTTCTCCACTATTTTCATCCCATAGTCGATAGCCTGTACGCATAAATCCATTGGTGTTGGCAGTTCAATCCTAACTTCAGGCATAATCAATAAGCTCCCTATTCACATGCTTACTTTTAGTTGTGTATAGCGTATATTTCATTACATTCAAACAAAAATATTTAAACACATCAGCCACATGCTCATAGTGACCTTCTCTTCTAAATTTATGTGTAGGCACTCCATCTTTCCTTTCCTCATACGAAAGACCCTTAAACATCTCTATGGCTAACTTATTATCTACATCAACTATAAACCCTGCCTCTCCGTTAGGCCGTATCTTCAATAAATTCCTGGCTATCCCAATACTTTCAGGCTCACGCTCTCCCTGCTGTGTTTTCTCTGCTTCATATCTTGGATGTATCCCTTGTGATCTCATTACCTTTATAGCAGAATCAGCGCTGCTATGTTCTTGTGTCCCTGCCGCATCACATACGTCAAAAACCTCAAGGACTTCTTTCGGAGGTACAAGAGGATAAAGGTCATCCGTTTTGATTATATCCCTAACGTTAATCGGTAAAGACCTGAAAGTTCTTTCTCCAGTTAAGTATTTACCGATCAAAACTAAATCTATATCGTCTAAGTTAGTACCTAAATATGTATATAGCCAACAGACCTGGTCACGTTTATTGATCTGAAACCATCCAATACAAGGATGGCGATATCCAAAATCCCATGACCTGAACAACCTGCCAACAACATCAAGCTTTACTGTGTTTACCTGCTTTTCACTATTAAATTCCTTGTAGAATCTTCCTGCATAAGTCACCCTATCTCCCAAAACTTGTTCAGCGTAAGCGTCTGGTGACATCTTTTTTAATTCTTCTAATTCTTTTTCTGGTTGTTTAGACCAAAACGGATTAATAAAAGAAGCCCACTGCCAGCTTTTATACTCCTTGTTTTTTGGGTCGTTCCCAAGGTCATACATCATGTTAAGAAGCTCACTGGCCCCACCGTAAGAAGTACTCGGGAAGACAGCCTCTCCATTCCTCGAAGAGAGTGTCATACGTAGATACCTGTCCCAAAGTGCCAGGCTAGAGTGTAGCTCGCCAACCTCTGCCATAACAATCCAGTCAAGTTCTTCGCCCAACAAACTCCCCACATTTTCTGCACTTCTAACTAAAATTTCCGAAGGTTGCGGCTCTAAGTTTAAATGCGGATAGAGTAAAGCCTTGTCGTAAGCCCAAATAATCTTTAAGTGCATTTGACCCTGAGTCACATTGTAAGTCTTTTTTATAGTTTTATATATCTGTGACTTCAGATTACTGTGGGGAAATAATTGCCCACCATAAAGCGCATCATAAACAACCCTAAATTCTTTTTCTCCTAGTCCATAGTTTGGGGCTACGATCCACCCTCGTGAGCCTGGTGTACAGATTTTATCTATTTTATCCAGGGGGCCGCAAGTTGTTTTTCCAGCTCGCCTTCCACAACGTAAAGTTTTAAACCTTGCAAGGCAATTATGAAATTCTTTTTGCCCTTTATGGGGTTTATATCCAATAATTTCAAAGAACGTATTTTTTGCTTTTACTACATCAGGGAAATAAGTGCTGACTGCCATAAAACCTTTTCCCCACAAAAAAAGGGCGCATCGTGTCGTGCAGCACGAGCGCCCTTTAAGTGGGTTGTCTAGTCTGGGGAGAGACTAGTTCATTTATATTAGATTAAATTATTTTATTTGATAGCCATTCTCCTATTATTAAAACAGCAAGAATCCCCATCCCTGCTATGAAGGTTATGTACTTAATCATTACTGCCATTTTTCAAGTTTCCTTTGGTTACTTTTATGTACTTTCTCGTAAAAATAACAAAGCATTTCTTTGTTTATGCGTTCTCCATCAAGAAAAAGCCTAGCCTCTTCATTGTTAAATATCGCCAAAGTCCGAGAAAATTCATTTAACCGAAACAAGCCTAAATCATTCTCAAGAGGGCATTGGATTGGAAGAACAGTTTTATACCTTACGATCTCTCTAGTACCGTCAAAATACGCATAATCATATTCGTCACTATTGAATATTTCGTATAGTCTACACAAAAAAACATCATATCTAAAATACGCATCATCACAAGGACATTCTTCTTGTTCCCATACTTTGTCAGCTAAAAATCTGGCAAAATCAATATCCCTGGTATCCTTATCTTTTAAATGTTGTGTTGATTTACCATCATCTTTTATAAAATTATTAAAATCCTCTGGCCTTGCAAAACTCGTTTTTCCTGTTTTAATATTATAGTATTCTACCAAGGGAGAGTTCAACTGAGTATTTATAATGTGATACTCATAAGTGCTATTACCTTCGGAAAGGGCATAAACGTCGCCTTCCATTATATTATGTTTGCAATAAACGAGGTCTTCCTTGCAACCAACCAGACAAACCAATAATAATAAAACTATGGCTCCTCGTATTTCGTTCACTTAGCCGCCTTTATCATCAATGAAATATTCTCTTCCGCCCGATGAAATGTATTGTCCACGCCTTTATCTTCAAGACGCCTAACAAGAATATTAATTTGAGCGTAATACAAACTAAGCTTCTCCTGTTTTTTTGCGTCTGTCCACTTAATTTCCTTAGCAGCCTCATAGTAATCCCCTTCTTTAACTGCTTTAATCATCCTTTTAAATTTAAGGAAACGTGACATACCCATATTAAACATCATATCTTCCATTACAGTTAATACTTCGTATGGAAATTCACATTCCAATGCCTCAAGATTTGAGAGGCGCTCGTTTGTTATGTCGTTCATTCCGAACTTTGTAAGTCCAAACACTTTTATTATATTTTTAAGGCTTGATATTGTATCTTCGTGTAAGAATAGTTCTCCAACTTCCTCGGGTAGTGGATATTTCTTTACCCATGAAATGCCGCATTGAGATTTAATTTTGTTTGAGATGACACCGAAAGAAAAGTTATGCCCCCAGAAAGCAGTCAAATTTCCCCTTGTGTCATAATAAAAATAATTCCTGTATCCTTCAAACCTTTTTTTTCTGTGTAGTAGATTTTCCATCTTAGCTATAAACTAAATCGTCCAAAAATCTTTACAGCAAAATAAATATAATTTGCTCTAAATGTCTTCCATGTCTTAACTAATCGCCCATCATCTTTCTTTATAAAACTAAGCATTATATCTCTAAGCGCATTATCTGCATCAAGTTTATAACTTGCTGGAAAATAACCGTCTCTGATAAGCTGGTAATACACATCATGTACCAATGAAGCAAAAATAAAATCTTTGGTATCTATCGTGGGGCCGCTTGCGTGCGTGCGTGCGTGGGGCCGCTTGCGTGCGTGCGTGCGTGGGGCCGCTTGGGCCATCCCAGCAGTACCCTTTTTTTATTAAGATGCCGTGTTGATCCAATGTTAGAAATGGTAAGTGATAACGATACCTGCAACCACAAGAATGGAAGTAATCCTCAAGCAATTGGTACTTATACTTTTTCAAAGAGCGATATTTAATTTTAAGCATAAAGCGACCATCTCCCTCAGGGGGTAGCTAGCCCTATGGGTAACATAGCAAGTACCAAAGGAGAGTAAAGGAATTTTAAATTCTCTAATCATTTAACAGTATAGCTCACAGAACACTAATAGTCCAGGAGTTTTTATCTTCTCCCTCCTTCTCAATTGTCGAGGTTAGAATAAGTATCTCACACCAGCACTTACAATCATTTCGTTCCGCTCCAACCCTTTTGCAACATGATTTTTATAGCGGTCTTCAAGACTGCACTTAAATTCTATGCTTTTAGTCACGTCTACAAACACACTAACATTGCTTTCAATCCTATAATTATCAAGATTGTCAATCTCAGGAAAAAACTCAACCTCTTCGTTAAGTCTTACGCCATCAGCAATTTTAAGCTCAAACCTTTGCCTTCCTCTCAAAAGAACACGATCATCCAAAGTAATCCCTTCATACTTTTCTACTGCATAAGAAATTCCAGCGTCCAAACTAAATTTCATTGTATCATCATCTAAAAGATTTGTTCCAATTCCAGGACTACAAACAATTCTGCGTTGTAAATCACTTGCGTAATCATACTCGAACTCACCATCAAACGTCCAAAAGATACTTTTGCTAATATCTTTTTCAAACTTTTCATATAGTTTAATATTCTCGCCATCTTTCTCGTCATCGTTTGCGCTATAACGGTATTCTAACCCAAGCTTAAACCTATCATTCTTGCTGATATTTTCGTGGCTAATAGCTGACAATGTTTCGATACCTTTCGTGTTTCCTCGCTGCATAATAAGACTACTCTCAATTACATTTACTGTCTCTGCTTTTACTGCATAACACATAACTCCAGTCACTAAAATTGCTACTACTAACAAAATAAACATTACTTCAAAAAAATTAAATCTTTTCATCTTAAACCTCCCTTTTTAATTGTTTATACCCGTTAAGAGTCAGTACCCAGAAGACGGGAATCGAACCCTATCCCTATTCCAAGGGTCAAAGCGAATCGAACGCTATTCAGACGGTACGCCTGTCTGTTTGCCTCACCAGCCAGCTAACCTCCTGGGTGTTGCACTGACCTGTTAGTAACAAGATGAAGTAGATTATTACCGTTGATCTTATCCCTGCGCCTCAGGTGGTTCATCTACTGGTTACTAACCACTCCTTCCATGTGGGTTATAATCTCGTGTGCATATCCCATCTTACACCTTCCTTAAGATTAATTCAAGTCTACTTCAAATGTTTCCTTTTCCATTTAAACCCCCCTGGTTGTCCTTAGGTTAAGTTTACATTTTGGCCTATACTTTGCTATTCTTTTGTAATCTAAATTAACTGACGGTGGTGTTTTGTTAGAATGGGACAGCATCAGCACTATCTTTCTTGATCTTGATTAATATCCCCATTAAAATATCCGCTAACTCACCATCTTGCATCGGAGGCGCTTTAAGGTTTTCGTTAATTAATTCGTGTTCCGACAAGTTAACGTTTTCATACGACATTATATGCGCTGGATCAGGGGTTTTTTCTACCATCCTTTCCTTTGCGTTTTTAATAATACTAGTACCCTTCTGGCACGTACAACCACAAACACTTTCTAACCTTGTTTCTCTATCTCTCATAGGTACAAAGCCTGTGTCGTCACACAATTCACATGTTTTATGTTCTCTGTATGCCTGTTTTCTTCTTTTGTATAATTTCTTAGGGAGAATTTCATCGTCATATATCTCTAATAGCTGATACAGTTGTGGTATTGCGCCGAACGGTGGTTTAATCCGATTCTCTTTCAAAAAATTAAATATTTTATCTAACTCGTAGCCTTCTATGTTCCCTAGCCTTGACAAATAGTATTCTTTCATCGTTTCTTCTTTTGGTTTGGACATATACAAAACAGAAATTCTGTTAAAGACTTCATTAAATTTTTCTTTTATCATGCTTCGGCTCCCTCCTCTGGCCATTCGCCTTCTTTGGTTGACCACCAGTCTTTAGCTTCTTGTTGCTGAGGCGTTAAATTTTGTGGTTTAGGGACAGGACTTACCCTATCAGCTACCCAGCCGATGAGTACGTGATAGTCAGACTTGTATGTCTTGCCAGTTGACATTTTGTAGTTATTGAGAATGGTTAAAGCTTCGTCAAATTTAGCGCCGAACTTTGTTAGTAGTTTTTCTTCCTCTTCGTCTGTTAAAAAAACTGCTTCTTTAAAAAGCTTTTTCTTTTTAGAAGCAGAAATAGAAGAAGCATTAGAAACAGAAATAGAAGAAGCAATAGAAACAGAAGAGCCATTTTTTGCCAATGGCACTTGTATGGCACTGCCATTATCTGTAAAAAGCTTTTTCTTTTTACTACTATCTTTATTCTTCTTCTCTTCTTTATTCTTTTCTTCTTCTCTTCTTATTGGTTGGGTAGTTGCTCTGTAGTTACTCTGTAGTTGCTCTGTAGTTTTGGTAACCTTCCTTTTACTCCAATTGTCAAGGATATCAATAAATTTGGGTATTTTTATAATAAGCTCCCCATCGCCTTTCCTAAAAATAATTCTTTGCTTTTTTGAATAGAAGTTGAGTATTAGTTCAACTTTCGCTGAACTTTTCCTTAACTTTCGTCTAAGAAAACCTAAAGAAAAACTAATCTCTCCTTGTGAATTGGTGTTATTATATTCCCGTGCATATAACTCTATTATCTTAAAAAAAATCGTATAACCTGCATCGCCGAATAAATCTTCGGCATCAGAAATATCAGGATCATCATGACTATCAACGCTATGTTTGAACCAGTTCATTTTTTTGTTTTTTTACGTGGTGTGTTCCAGTATGGACTTTTGCATTTAGGACAAACATTTATAATTTTTGTTTTAGCCCATGGAAACCATACATGGTTACAACGCATACATCTTTTTAGTTCTCTTTTCATTTTAGCCTCATTTAGTATATTACTATTCATAAGGAACATTGTCAAGCAAAAAAGCATCGTTTTGCCGAAGCCAACAAAACGATGCAGGTCATTAATACGGTAGATCGGCAGGCGGTGGGACAGGTTCTTTAGGCTCTGGTGAGTTAAAGGCAGGTTTATCATTTTTAAAAGTTAAAAACTGTACATTCTGAGCATTGATTTTAATCTTCGACTGTTTTTGGCCATCCTTCTCCCAGGTTTGCTGATACAAAAATCCTTCAACAAAAACGCTTGATCCCTTACTCAGGTACTTATCGCAATTTTCCGCTACCTTTCCCCAGACAGTTACATCAATAAATAGAACCTCTTCCTGATCCTTATACTTCCTGTTCACTGCCAGGCAGAGAGTACAGACCTCCGTCCCGCTTGCTGTGTACTTTAGCTCTACATCTCGTGTTAAATTTCCAGCTACGTGAGTGCTGTTGTATTGCATTCAATATCACCTCCTTTATTCATATTTATCATTCTACTCTACAGGGTTTTATTTGTCAATAAAAATAAAAAAAATAAACCCTTGACAGATATAAAAGGTAATGGTAACATGATTAACATAGAAAGGAGGTAAAAAATTGAAGATAGAGTTTAAAAACACACCTATTCCGTTTGCACGAAAAGAATCGTATATTAAAATATTATGGGAAAAAATCCTAGACATAGACAAAGAACGAGGAATTAAGCTGGCAGGTTACAACTGCAAAATAAATCAAGCTAATTTTAGGATCAAAAAACACGCATTGCAAGCGCTGGGAAAAATATGAACTAAGCACTTTACAATAAGGGGGTGAAATGACAGTAAAAGAAATAGTCACAAAATATCTTAAAGAGAATGGTTTTGACGGGCTGTGTGATGGTGGTTGTGGTTGTGCCCTTGATGACCTCATGCCATGTGAAACGTTAAATGACAATTGTAACGCAGGGTATAAAAGAAAGATTACTAAGAAGGATGACACTGACTGGTTTGATATTGAAGTTGGCGATACTATAATTTGTACAAAAAAAGGATAATATAATGAAAACTCTAACATTGTTAATCGCATTGTTCTCTTTGGTTGGATGTACTGAGCTAACGGGACCTCAGATCGAATATCGGGACAGGCCAGAAACAAATAAAAAAGAGGAACAGGAGTATAAACCTATTATTTCAGGGAGGTGAAAAAAAATGATTAAGACTATCGAAGAACTAAAAACAGAGTACGCTGCACAGGACAATTGCGCTACTGATTATCCTTTTTACGTGCAAGTGCAGGAACTAACCTTTATTGGTGTGATTGCAGAGGAGTATTCTCCCGCTTGCCCGTTCGGCGATAGTAAGATAAAGTATGAGCATAATTGTGAAGATTGTAAAGATATAGACGTTTGCCTGGGTGAAGACTTTGAAAGAGAAGAGCCCGAGCGTTGTGTTCACGATAAAAGGTGCGGTTACATCTGGATACCTGTGGAATTTTTTCTGACACTCAAAGCAGCCAGAGAGTATATGAGCCGTAATACACATAGACACGACAAACTAAGAACTTATGTAATGCCATTTGAGCGAAAAAACTACGAGATGAGAGGCCTTTTGAAAGAACTTGGATTTAAAACGTCAGATTAAACCAAGGAGACACAAGTGAAAAAAGTAAAGCCTAATTCAGCGACTAAGTATGTTCCGAAATTTGTTGCAGAGAATGAGTATGATGCAGAAATGAGCTACATTAATTTAGCCTTTAGTAACGCAGTTAAAAGGATTGAGAAACAACGTCAAAAGGCTAATGTTTGGTGTGACAAGGCTAGAAAGGGGGATGTAATAGCAGCTCAATATTTACAAACTGAATTTAGACTGAGACAATACACAAACCAGGAGATTCAACAATTTAAGGAGGTGTAAAAATGTTATTAAATGAGTTAGCAAAACTATTAGAGGAGATGAAAAAAAAGAAAGAACCAACAAAAGATCAGAGTTCTAGGATTATAGGAGATCATATTTTTAGGATTAGAGGAAATCGAATTCGTTGGCTCACAGAAGTTCAGTTTCGTTGGCTAACAAAAGTTCAGTTTTCTTATCTCACAGAAAATCAGGTTCTTTGGCTCTCAGCAGATCAGATTTCCTGGCTCACAAAAGCTCAGATTTCTTATCTCACAAAAGTTCAGATTCGTTGGATTACAGGATATCAGCTTTCTTGGCTTACAGAAAATCAGGTTCGTTGGCTCTCAGCAGATCAAGTTTCCTGGCTCAAAAAAGATCAAGTTTCTCATCTCACAAAAGTTCAGATTTCTGGTTTTTCAAAAGATCAAGTTTCTGGTCTTTCAGGAAATCAGATTTCTTATCTCTCAGTAGATCAGATTTCCTGGCTCACAAAAGTTCAGATTTCTGGTTTTTCAAAAGATCAAGTTTCTGGTCTTTCAGGAAATCAGATTTCTTATCTCTCAAAAGTTCAGCTTTCTGGTCTTTCAGAAAGTCAAATTCGTTGGCTAACAAAAGATCAGATTTCCTGGCTTTCAAAAGTTCAACTTTCTGGTCTTTCAAAAGTTCAACTTTCTGGTCTTTCAAAAGTTCAACTTCGTTGGCTTACAGAATATCAGATTTCTTGGCTCTCAAAAGTTCAAATTCTTTGGCTTTTAGCAAGAATTAAGGAGGTGTGCTAATGTCAGCAACAAGTTTTCCAAACAATAAAGATTATATTGAGATAGATCGTGAAAATGTAGAAATGCAACTAAAAAATAAGAAGATTATCTATCCAGAAAGTTTTAAAACAGTAGTAAAAACACTATATCCAAACAACGCAAAGTTACATTCTTTGCTTGGCTCGAATGATGTTGAGGCAGGGAAAATGCTGCGTGCTATACACGCAATCAACCGCAACCAAAAACGAATTATAGCTTTAGCTTGTGAACAATCAGAAAATTTAGTATTAAAATGTGATCTTTTAGAAAGATAAATAACTTTATT